GTATATTTCCGTTCGGCATATCAAACGATTGTGCCGGTGTATCAAATTCTTTTCTTTCGTCTGATACGTTGTTGTCAATCGGCGGTGCAGGCGGTGCAACTGTCGTTTTTTGTGGTGGTGTGACTACCTGTGAAACAGTCGGCTCTATATGTGGTGCGACTGTCGGCGTAATCGCTTGTGTCGGTGCATTATCTTTAAAACAATGTGCAATTCGTTCATATTCAAACGGCATTTCGTCCGGTAGATTATGACGGTTCTTTGCGTCCCAACAAGGGTGATGCGTGGTGTACATTGTTCTTGTACCGCCCTGTGCCTTATGTTTTGTTCCTTTGTCATCTGTCGCAACCGAAAATGTTTTATAGTTGACAAATAAAATCATATCCGCCCACTCTTTCAAAATAGGTGAAATCTGTGAGCTTGTTTTTTTGCCGAGTTTCAACTCCCAACGATCATATGCTCCCATTTCGTCCGGCTGTTCAAATTTACGCAACTGTGCGTGAGCCGTCAAAACTACATTGATACCCAATTCAATCAATTCATCAAGTGAATTTAAAAATCTGCCTATTTCCTCTAATTCGTACACATATCCCGAACCATATCCGAAATCTTCAATACTTTTTTTGTTATTATCTGCGCATATCTTTGCAATACAAAGTCTTTCCGCCCAATCAAATGTATCTATAATGTATGTTTTGCATACAGTCGGATTTGCTTTGACATATGCTACTTCCTCTTTTAGCAATGTCCAAGAGGTAGGCTTAGGCAAACGTCTTACGTCCATATGTTTTGTACTGCCCTCTGTATCCGAAAACAGAGGACTTGGGAACTTCGACGCAAACGTTGATTTGCCTATTCCCTCCGGACCGTATATGATTACTTTTTGTGCCGATTCGATTTTTCCGCTTGTAATATCCATTAAAATTCTCCCTCTTTCCAAGTTTTTGTCGCAGTAGGTGTTGCTGTGCTTAATTCACTTGAATATCCGTCCTCAATGATGATACTGCATTCTTCACCTGTACTTACTCTTGTGGCTATTGCCTGCAATCCCTCTTTTTCAAGCCATTCGCCGAACTCTTTTAATGTGTCGGTATCCATTTGCTCCAACTTATCAAGAAGTACAAAACCACAATCGGGATTGAGCTTTCTGACAATAGCCGTTGATACTTTCATCTGCTCCGCACCGCTCATGTTATCCCACTTAAAGCCTTTGTATGTAAGCTCGCCGTCCTCTACCGACAATCCATCAAGTGGCAGATTTGCATTCTTCAATAAATTCGTCTTTTCTTTACGAACGTTACTAATAGCTGTGGTAAGCTCGTCATACTTGTC